GAATATGCAATTTAATGAAGACTCACCAGAAATAAAAGGTGACTTACATGTTAAGGCAAGAGGCACAACATCTTTGATGCAAAAAGAAGTAAGGTCACAAAGATTAATGACTTTCTTACAAGTAGCATCAAATCAAAATTTGGCTCCGTTTGTTAGATGGCACTCTATATTATCTGAGATTGCAAAGTCACTTGATATAGAACCAGAAAAATTAATAAACGACCCGGAAAAAGCGGCTATCTTTGCAAAAATAATGGGAATGGCAAATGGAAATCAACAAACTGAAAACAATAATCAACAGCCCTCAATGGCATCTGATGGAGGAACTCCTGCAGGAGCGAATCCAGACGACCCTACAGGCGTTGGTGGTGGAAACATCGGAACAGGAAGTATTCCGCAAGCAGGGGAGAGTGGCTTCTCTGCAGGAAATACTGAAACTTAGGGAACAACTTAAACGTAAATGACAACACAGTATAATGGAACTAATATTGGATTAGAGTATGATGCAGAAGCAGGTACTTGGGGATTTAAAAATATTGCACAAAATTTTATTGATACAAATACTTTTTCTACTGCTGACCCTAGTTTTGAATATGCTCCAGTGCCACCTGCTGATGATACTGAACCAGAACAAGACCCATGTCCACCGGGATATGTATATGATGAAACATTAAAACAATGTGTTCCAGACCCTAATTATCAAAATCCTTTTATTCAAGAACAACCTCAAGGTGGAAGTGATGATGATTTTTCAGATACAAATAAAATACCTTCTAATGCAACAAAAGAAAATTGGATTGCAAATGCTAATACAATAATACCGCCGGGTGAAGAAGGTGCAGGTAAAACAGGATATGAAAATTATATTGATAATTTAAAAGAAAGAGGATTTACTAAAGTAGTAGATGGAAAACTTGTATTTAAAAAAGATAATTTAGGTAATAAAATAGGTTCAGCAATGCTTACAAGATTTGGTATGGGAGATGAGCCAGAAGCAAAAGTAAATAAAATAATAGAAGATTTACAACGTATGGGAGGAATAAATGCTCAAATTACAGCAGGAGATATTGACCCAGAAACAGGTGAACCATCTATTGATTTTGCTAGTGAATTAGAATTAGCAGATGCTCCGGGTACATTTGCAACTATGGGAGGTAACTTTACAGGATTCGTTACACCTGCAGGTAATGCATTTCCAACTTGGGAAGCATATATAAATTCTATTATGCAACCATTTACTTCTACATCTAGTCAAATAAAAAATACAACAACAGTTTCTGCAGGAGATAGATTAGACGCAGAAAATAGAAAAAAAGAAGCTGACGCATTAGCGGCAGAAATAAAAGCAGAAAAAGAAGCAGTTGATTTAGAAATTAAAAAAAATGAAAAAGAAGAAAAACTAAAAGTTGATAATTTTCAACCGGGTGAAGATACAAAAAGAGAACAACAAAGAAAAGAAGATTATAAAAATATGATATCAGACACATATGGCTTATCTGACGATTTTTCTAATAAATCTTATGTTAGAAATCAAGCAAGCCAAATATCCTCTAAACCAAAATCATTTAAAAAAGATACTGAGAGAACACCTAGTAATAAAAGTTATACACAATCAAAAATAGAACAAGCCGCTAAAACAGGTAGATATAGTGGATTTTAATATAGGAGAATAATATGGCAGAAGGAATGATGAATAACCCCAACGCTATGGGAGGCCAACCTCCTATGAGCGAACCCCCAATGGGTAATCCAATGGGTAGTCCAATGGGTGGACAACCAGAACAAATGGGTGCAGTAAATGATGCTGTACTTGATATGCATCTTACAGAAGATGTTAAAAAAGCACTATCAGCAAAAGGCGTTGATATATCTGCAATAGCAGACAGAGGCCCTAAAGAACCTGTAGTAGTAATACCAGTTTCAGTAATTATGGCTAGATATAAAGGTGCTACACCAGAAGAATCTATGCAACAGTTTGTACAGGATATGACAGCAAATGCTTCACCTCCTGTTACAGAGCCAATGCCAACACAAACGGCAATGGCAGAAGCTCCTCCTTCACCAGAAGGATTAGGAGCACCAACAATGGATAGGCCACCTATGACAGCTTAGTCATAGCCCCGATGCGACTCTAGGCCACCTGTTTTCCAACAGCCCCAAAAAAAGGAGAATAAAATGGAAGAAAATAAAAACGAGGAAATTAAACAAGAGGAGACTCAAGTAGAAGATACTCAAACACAGGCCCTTCTCGAGCCTAGACCTTACAAACGTAAGGCAACAGACGACACAGCTACCGTTTCAGAGGACACTTCTTCAGAAGAAGAAGCCACTCCAGATGAAGAACGCCCTGTTAATGCTGAAGAGAAAGTGTTTAAGAAACGTTACGACGACCTTAAACGACATTACGATTCAACTGTCAACAAGCATAAAGACGATGTCTCAAAACTTAAACGTCAGTTAGAAGAAAGTGCTGAACAAGTACTACCAAAAACTAAAGAAGAAATAGAAGCTTGGAGAACTAAATATCCAGATGTCTATGATGTTATAGAAACTATAGCACATAATAAGGCAGATGAAAAAGCTAAAAAAATCCAAACTGAGCTCAAAGAACTGGAAAGCCAACAAGCGGTTGTCCAAAGAGATAAGGCCGAAGTGGAATTAGCAAAATTTCATCCCGATTATCATGATATAAGAGCAGATGAAAAATTTCATCAATGGGTTAGTGAACAAGATTCTACTATTCAAGGTTGGTTGTATGAAAATACATCTAATGCAAAATTAGCCGCTCGTGCTATTGACTTATATAAAGTTGATACAGGGTATAAAAAGAAAAAAACTAATAACTCATTAGAAGCATCTAAATCAGTAACTTCAACTAGCAAACGTGACATTAATACTGCAAACAAAAAAACGTGGAAAGTTAGCGACATAGCTAAAATGAAACCGGCTGAGTTTGCAAAACATGAAAAGGACATTGACTTAGCTAGAGTTGAGGGAAGAATTGTTAATGCTTAATCTTTATGTCTATAGGAGGACAAAATTATGGCTATAGGAACAGCAAACGGGTATAACAACTTACCATCGGGTAATTGGTTACCTGCTATATACAGCCAAAAAGTCCAGAAGTTCTTTAGAACTGCATCAGTAGTAGAAGATATTACTAATACTGATTATGCAGGTGAGATTGAAGCTTACGGAGATACAGTTAACATTATTAAAGAGCCTACCATTACAGTTAGTTCTTATACCAGAGGTGCTCAAATAGCTCCTCAGAATTTGGCAGATGACCAAATTCAAATGGTTGTAGACCAAGCTAATGCGTTTGCTTTTAAAGTTGACGATATCGAAGAAAGACAAGCTCATGTGAACTGGGAGGCTTTGGCTACTTCTTCTGGAGCATACGCTCTAAAAGATTCATACGATGCAAATGTAATTGCGGCAATGGTTTCCGGTGCAGGAACTACTACTGGTAGTGATGGCTCTGGTTCGGATGTTGGATTTGGCTCTTCGGAAGTTGACCCAATGGATATCCTTGCTACTGCGGCAAAAAATTTACATGGAGCAGACATCCCAACTGATAATAGATGGTTTTTAGCATCTCCAGAGTTCTATGAACAACTTGGAAATGCATCATCTAAATTAATGGATGCTTCTGTTACTGGTGATGGTACATCACCTCTAAGAAATGGTTCAGTTATTAATGGTCTTGTAAATGGTTTTAAACTATACATGACAAATAACTTTGCCGCTTCTTCAACTTCTAACTATTACAAAGTGTTATTTGGACACATGTCTTCAACTGCTACTGCTAATGCTATTGCAAAAACAGAAGTAATTAGAGACCCAGATTCATTCTCTGATATTGTTAGAGGTCTTCACGTTTTTGGCAGAAAAGTACTTCGTTCGGAAGCACTTCAAGCTAGACATCTTTTAATTGATTAGGAGAATATAACATGGCTACATATGACGTAACAGGCCCTAGTACCGCAGGTGCTAGACCGGGTAGATTTAGTCCGGG